GTATGTTTATTCGTGGGTATGGGTGTTTACATCTCATACCTGCGGTATGAAATACGGGGTCATATTCGTGCAGGGATGTTGCTCTCTGCTTTGTTGCACGACGTTGCCGACGGCAACGTAGAAATAGAAAGGTATGAAGATGGTCTTAGAGTCCGAGTTAAAAATGCGAATTGTTCGGAGTCTGCAAACCTTAGCAGACACTATCAGGGAACTATACCCTGACCAAGAGTTTGTCGAGATGTACGACATTGAGAACAAGTTGGCAGAAGCTAACGATATTGTGTATGAACTAACCAAAGGAGAGTGACATGGCGACAGTAAGATTTAGTAAAGAGTTGACAGATGCAATCATTAAGAACGCAGGTCATATGTTCGACAAGCAGATGGATGCGGCAAGGAACAACATCAACGCAACGTGGGGCGACCGCATATATGAAATCATCCATCGTAAATACATCCCTGCAATGGGCGCATTACCGATGCACTTTTTCTCTACCACATGGGAGATGAAGGTATCAAAAATCAATGGTAAAGATGTCGGTGGATTGGTGTGCAAGTTAACCGCCGAGCGACCAGTACCCAACAGCCTACCGAAAGATGTACCTGCCAAGGGTAAAGACTACTACGGGTACGAGTTGGTAGGTCACGAGTGGGAGGATATTGCACAGGAAATTGCAGACTACCAAGCCTGTATCGTAGCAGTAGCAGGCAAGAAGAAAGCCTTTATTGATTCGGTCAAGAAGGTAATCGAGGCACATGCAACCTTAGCCCCTGCCCTCAAGATGTGGTCACCACTATGGGATTTGATTCCTGAGGACTATAAGGAACGTCACCGCCAAGTGGTAGAGCGTGAGAAAAAAGAAGTCAAAGTAGATGTAGACCTGTCTGCTTTGACAGCACAAGTTGCTTTTCACAAGATGACTAAGTAAAGGATTGACATGCTTACAAATAAAATTTCGTATGAAGATGTTGCTAAACATTTTGCCAAGGCAAGGTTTCCTGAGAGAGGCAAGCCTGTTATGTCATGGGCAAAGATATTTAAGGTTGACGATACGTATGAGTTGCGGCATGGCAATGTAATCGTAGGTAAGTTCTCACCTGATAACACGTTCACCTTTACTATGAGCACACAACATGCAAGAAATTCTAGCACTACTTTAAGCCAAGCATTACAGAGAGCTATACCTTTTGTGTGGCAACGCAAAGGTATGGGTAGGTATGTAATCAAACCAACACCACAGTTCAAGGAATTCAAAGTAAAGAATCCTGATGCTTATGCGTGGGGATACTTTAAAGATGTTGCAGGTTATGAGTTGTTCAATGGTTTGTGTTTCGACCTTAACACATACGAACCAATAAACGCTAGACCAAAAATTAGCGACACCATTGACCCTGATAAACGCAAAGTGTGGTTGAGTTCGTTACGCAAGTTTAAGAGGGCAGTAAAAGTACGAGCTAAACTTGGCGTGATAGATGCTCTTATCAAGGAAGTACAACAAGAGCGTAACAATATTGATAGCCGTAGTTGGAAAGCACCCGACTGGAATACTGACGAATGGCAGGATGTTCTATTCACTTCAATCAAGAACACAGAGTGCTCGACCGAGTTCCTAAAAGCTATGATTAAATCAACGGCGGTAAGTTATTACAGCAATAGTGTTTTTACAGAGCATGTGCTTGAAGAATGTAACAGAATATGTAATAACTACAGCGTTAGTATGCGTCAAAAGTTTGGAGTGTTTGATGCTAACGATTGACAAAGATAAGCAACGTGAATGGCGTAAGGCGTTGCGTCTTTTTAAACAAGGTATCAAAGCACGAGCTAAGTTAGGAGTGTTAGATACTATCTCCCAACAAGTTTCTAAGGAACGCAAGGGTAAGTCCCAATGGGATGCACCTTATTGGGCGCATGACGAATGGCTAACACTCTTATATACTTCTATCAAACACAACGAGTTCTCAACGAAGTTACTTACTGGACTGGTAAAAGGTTCTGAAGTTACATTTTTTGCCACGACAACACAACCCACAACCGAGCAGATACTAATGTATGTAGATATAGTATGTCGAATGTATAGCAAACAAATACGACAGAAGTTCGGAGTGTTCGTATGAAATGCCCTGTATGTAATACATGGGTGGTTGTGAAAGAAACTCGCAGTCGCCCTAACAACATAGCATATCGTAGATACGAGTGCGCTAACGAACATCGGTTTGTAACACACGAGCAAGTTGTACGGCTTATTAAACCAAGGGAGAAAAAGACATGAGCAGTTGGATGTTTAATCGTGACACAGTTTATTACAACTTCATTGGGGGCGTAGCACACGAAGACGATGGTGGTTGGAGTAAAGAGGTGTGGGATGCCGCATGGCGTGAGCAACAAAAGAACATTGACCTATTACATGCACGGGTCAAGGTGCTAGAGGAAGAATGTGCATGGCTTAACTCAGTAGGAAGAGACAAATGAAAAAAACTAAAGCAGCAAAAGCGGCAGAATATTTTTTGAAATACCCTAACGCAACACCAAAAGATGTTGGTGCAAAGTTCAGTATGCACTTGCCACAAGTGTACGCAATACGTAAGCGGGTGCTTACTGGTGCGCTAGATAGCGTACTACCTGCTGTAGATAACAACGCTGACCAACAACAAGTTGGTGGTAACCACTACAAAGACTTGTCGGTACAACCTTGGGTAGCAATGGAGTCATGGATGACAACCGAACAGTTTGCAGGGTTCTTGCGTGGTAACGCCATCAAGTATCTTGCGAGGTGTGATTCCAAAGGGGGGTTGGAGGATGTTAAAAAAGCACAGCACTACATACAAAAACTTCTTGAGGTTCTCCAGTAATGGACATCGTAACCATCGACTTTGAAACTTACTACGACCAAGCGTTTTCGCTATCCAAAATAACTATAGAAGCGTATGTGCGTAGTAACCAGTTTGAAGTTATTGGTGTTGGGGTAAAGGTCAACGGCTATCCGACTGATTGGTACAGCGGGGATGACGTTGGCAAGTTCCTCAACAGCCTTAACTACAAGGACAAAGCAATCCTCTGTCACAACACAGCGTTTGATGGGGCGATACTGGCTTGGCATTACAACATCAGACCTAAGTTATGGCTTGATACCATGAGCATGGCTAAACCCTTCCACAACATCACGGTGGGGGGTTCACTCAAGGCACTTGCCACTTACTATAACTTGGGGTCTAAGGGTGATGAAGTTGTTCAAGCACTTGGCAAACACCGCATGGACTTTACTACCGAAGAACTTGCACGTTATGGTGAGTACTGCAAGAACGACGTAGAGATTACCTACGCATTGTTCAACAAGTTAAAGCGTGGCTTCCCTGTCAGTGAGCTAATGGTCATTGACCAAACTTTGCGCATGTACACAGAACCAACCATCGAGTTAGATGTGCCTGTCTTACAGCAACATCTTGAGGAAGTTGTCGAACGCAAGCGGTTACTAATCAATGAACTTGGCTTGACTGGTATTAGTGAAGATGCAATCAAAAAGACTTTGATGAGCAACCAAATCTTTGCAAAGTATCTTGAGGACTTGGGTGTTGAACCGCCTACAAAGATGAGTGCAAAGACAGGTAAGGAAGCCTACGCTTTTTCTAAGACCGACAAAGCCTTTACTGACTTACTAGAACACCCTGACCCAGAGGTGCAGAACGCAGTCTCGGCTCGGCTCGGCATAAAGTCCACGCTTGAGGAGACCCGAACGCAGTCCCTAATAGAAGTGGCGGGGCGGGGTCGCTTGCCGATTTTGCTTAACTATTATGGGGCGCACACAGGCAGGTTCTCAGGTGGCGACAAAATGAATTTGCAAAACCTACCTGCACGTGGGAACAACAGCATCCGCCGTGCATTGAGAGCACCCAAAGGGCAAGTTCTTGTGGCGTGTGATTCGTCACAGATTGAGGCCCGCATGGTAGCTTGGTTGGCAGAGCAACATGATTTAGTTGGTGCGTTTGCCGAAGGGCGTGATGTCTATTCAGAGTTTGCCAGTGAGGTATACGGACGCACCATAACAAAGGCTGACAAGATTGAGCGATTCGTTGGTAAGACTTGCATCCTTGGGTTAGGTTACGGCATGGGCGCAGAGAAGTTCAGACGCACACTAGAGATAGGTCAGGGTGGTATCTCTGTCAAGATTGAATTGCACGAAGCTGACCGCATCGTTCGTTTATACCGACAAAAGAACCATAAAGTTGTTGCACTGTGGCAGAAGTGCGGACATACTCTGGGCGGCATTCTTGCACGACAGCATGGTGCGGTTGCTAAGATGGTCACCTACGACGAACAAGGCATACGCCTACCCAATGGGTTCTATATTAGATACCCTGCGCTACGTGCCAATGCTAGCAACTACGAGTACATCAGTGATGCACGTACCTACCGCAAGGCAATCAAAGACCGAGTGTTATCAGGCGAGGTGAGCGAGGTTGATTGGACAAAGATTTATGGTGGCAAAGTCACTGAGAATTTAGTTCAAGCCCTCGCTCGCATAGTTGTTGCTGAACAGATGGCAAAGATTGGACAGCACTATCATGTAGTGTTCCAAGTTCACGATGAAATTATCATCACCGCCCCTGAAGAACAAGCGCAACACGCACAGAAACTTCTTGTGGACATCATGTCAACCCCCCCTATCTGGGCACAAGACATACCAGTCGCCTGCGAATCAGGTACAGCAAACAACTATGGGGATACTTAAAAATGACCATTTCTGAAATCAAACGCCCCCCTCGTAATCAAGATGCTATTCAACTTCTAGAGGGTGTCCTTACTACGGTTAGGGAAAACCCTGATGCCACTGAAGTGTTGGTGTTTGTAAAGATTGATGGGGACTACCATCGTATGTCCTCAGGTTTAACAGACATGATGCATCTTGTTGCCACATTAGAACTTGCGAAACATGACACCTTGTGTCGGATGAAGGAATGATGTATACTGGATTTTCCAACCAACAGAGAACCCCAAGGACACCCCGAGGGGCATCAACACATGAGACTTAGCCACTCCTACTCATCCATTAAGTTGTATGAGAATTGCCCGTTGCGTTATTTCCGGCAACGAGTACTGAAAGATGTTGTGGATGAGGGTGGAGAGGCTAGCAAACATGGTGAAAGAGTCCATGAGTTTTTAGAAAACCGTCTCAAATCCAACAGCCTATTGCCCCAAGAGGTAGCCCACTACGAACCCCTGTGTGCGTCAGTCGAACGCATCTCGAAGGGGGGTGAGTTGTACATCGAGAAAGAACTTGTGCTGAGCGATAACCTGATGCCCACTGGGTGGTCAGATGCAGACGCATGGATTCGTAGCATACTTGACATTCTTGTAATCAATGACAACATGGCTAATGTTATGGATTGGAAAACAGGCAAGCGCAAAGCTGACCA